GCCCATGATTATTTTCTCCGACTGACATTAGATAGTGTCAGGTCGAAGGCAACGCCGAGCGCGGCGACAAGGCCGCTTTCAATGAGCGTTGCAATTTCTGAGGTGACGCCGTACGCGACCAACGCGGCACCGACAACGGTGCCAATACGGCGGAACAGAGGTTGGAATATATCCGAGGTTAGGAATTTCATCGACTTTCTTTCTGTTTGCGGCACAAGATGTTATGTCTTGTGCATTTGCGCACATAAAAAGTGCGCTTAGACGGTTAAAGGTCGATAATCATGACTATGCGAACACCAATAGGGCGTTGTTCTGTGCGCTGACGTTGCAGCGGATATGCGCGGGGTACATGCTCGACCTCTGATAGAATGCTTAACGACCCTAGATATAAATCGTCAAGCGTTTTTTTACCCGCACCACGGAATAAATCCGCACGATGCCCCGCCGCCACTCGCCTTGCGGTTGTGCTTGGGTCTGCTCTTGCAGACCTTGCGGGGGTCCGGCAGTCCTGCTTGCGCCAATAGGCTTGGACGCTTGCGCTGTGCCGTGGCCGGGTTAGTCGCTGCCCGCGCAACATTGTTGCTGGCCGGCAGCTGGTTTTCTTTACGAATGTTGCGCGGCCCCGTAGGTTCCAACGCAACGCGCAGGGCAGGGCGGATCGCCCTTGGCTGCGATGTGACGCCTAGTGCAGGCTGACGAGGGTCAGGCCGTCTGCGGCTTGATCTACGGCGTCTTTGTCTTCCAGTAGCCATTGTTCATTCCTTTCCAAATGTATCAGGTGGGCTCTGTTGTATTCATAGCATATCAGCAGCCAGCGCTTGCGGTCTACTGAATAATATGCGGCGGTCGCTTCGGACCAGACGACAGCCCGGCACGCCGGGTGATCCTCATAAATGGCCCTTACGACGGCCCGCGTTTTTTGTGCAAGCTTATCCGCCTCATCGGGGACGCTCACTTGAGCGATCATTTCCCGTTCGGCGATGGGATCGAACCAATGCTCTAGCATAAGGTCCGTTTCTGGCGGTTCCCCGCCATGAAGGTTTTCCCATTCTTGCACGTAGGTCTCAAGGAAGCGTTGCCGCATTATGCCATACAGCATAAATTCGCGGCGTTCTCTTAGGCCGTTCCAGCAAATGCGGAACTGATCCCGAAAGCTGTACTTGAAGTCATGCACCGGAAGCCCTTGACGGGCGATGGCCTTTGCCCGCTCAATGATCCAGTCATTACCGAGCGGGGGTTTTTTGGACATAGCAAGGTGCGTGGTCTGCACCTCTTTTGTCTGATCCTTGAGGACGTATTTCAAGACGTAGCGGAATGCCTTGTATTCGGGTTTCTGGACATAGCAGAACCCCCAAGGCCATTCCTTGAAGTTGACGCGGTTTTCGTATCCGCCGAAATATTGCGGCCCGAAATAATTTTCCAGCCCCTCGACGTCGAGAGGCTTACCGCGCAAGAACAGGATTATATGCCAATGGGCGCGAGCGTTGTCGGACCCATATTCGCCCGTCACAATGTATCGGAGCGTGTAGTTTTTGCGGCGCAGCCGCTTTAAGAAATCCTGAACGTCTTTGTAGACGAGAGTATGCGCATGGGCCTATCGGCCCTCTGGCGCGAGTTTCTCATCGTCATATGTCAGCGTGACGCTTAGCGTTTGATCGCTGACGTTTGTTTCGGCAATGCAACGACCTACGAGGTCGTCAACGCGAATATCGCGGCATTGCCAGCATTTGCGACACGGCATTAGGCCGATTTCTGAGAGTGTTTTAAAGGAAAAGCACATGGAAAGCTTTCCTTTTGGATTAGCGCGGCCTTGGTAGCCGTGTCACTAAATGGAACCATCAACTAGGAGAGTGCGGTTAGGCGGATCACCTAGGACGAATTGAAATTCGTCCTGGGCGATCCTTGTGCGCAACCACAGGCCGTAAATATTGACGAGCCTGCGGGACGCTGCACCCTGTTTGCGTGGCGTTGCGTTTGTTTTGGGGTAGTGCAGGGCGGCACCTGCCGCCTGATAGCTTGCCTTGCCACACACGAGAACCTGCCCGATAACGGGCAGGGTGTGGCAGACAGGCAAGGCCCTTGCTGCACCCTTTAAGATTGCTGAGAAGCCAAAAGGCTTAAGATAACATGCTGTCCACGTGGTCCTGATACTATTCAGACCGGACTGCCACCTCTAGCATCTTTTTCCGCGAGGCTCAAAAGTCGAACAGGCGATTGCCTACGACCGCCTCATGCGGAATTATCATCTGCGCGTCTCGGACCTTGCGCCAGCCAGCGATCTGCCAGTGCGCCGGGTCCCAGAACGACCAGTCACCGCCCCATTCCACCTTCAGGTTCATTTTACGGGCGGTTTCCTTGCCGATGGCGCCGATGATGTCCCATTCAGGCTTGGAGAGGTCCCAAAGCTTGCCAGTATGGACAATATCGACTGCCAGTCCGAAATTATAAAACAAAACACCCGGCCCGGCCTTCGAAAAACCGTCACGCTTGAATTGGAACTGACGCGCGTTGTCACGGTAGAACTCGGTTACAAAAAAAAACATACCGCGTTGTTCAAGCTCGCGCTATAAACGCGTGTAAAATGCCACGACATAGGCGTCAGCCCCTTCTGTGGTGGTCCTCTGCACTCTGGTCTAATAATACTTACTATTGACCAGATCGCGATCCATGATAGACCTTACGGCAGCCTGATAGCTTTCTGTTTGCACTTTGGACAGTGAGACTTGCTTTTCGGATAGGGGGGAGCCATAAGAAGCTCCCCCTTTTTTCATCCCATCAAGCATTTGGCGTAGTATCACTTATAGATTCACTTGGCGTTCCTTCTGGCGCTGGTGTTAAGTTTGCGGGCGGCGTCTATGCGACGTCGCCGGGGTCGATCACCGGTTCCTCTGGCGTGATCGCTGCCAGCTTGATTTCATCCAGCGTGGCTTGCAGGGCGCTATCGCGGCGTTTTTCGTTCAGCGAGACCATGCGCATGATCCGGTCAAGGTCCGAGTTGCGGCGTCCTTGCGGGATTAGCTTGGCGAACGTTGGTTCATCCTTGCGCGGTACTTTGTGCGTGGCCGATGGTCCACGGACCGCGATTTCCGTGTCGTCAAGCGAGCGGAACATCAGGTGGACGTCGATTGCCGAGGTCAGCCCGATCAGAAATTGTTCGTCGCTGGACGCGATCAGAACGGGGTTGCTCATGTCCGGTTCATAGGACGCGAAGACGTCCACCCGGTTAGAGCAGGTCACGCCGACCGCGATTTCACGCGTACGGCCATGAGTTTCGAACGTCAGAACGTCGTTAGGCTCGATTGTTTTCCAATCCAGCGGTGACTTAGTGTTGAAGGTTTTCATTGGACGGTATCCTTATTTTCAGTTTGCGGTTTCTGCGACCTTTGGCCAACAGGGTAAAGAGTGCATACCCGCATGGCGGGTATGCGTTTTTGTTAGGCCACTGGGTCGTCAGTCTGATCGACGCGGCCCTTGTCCACGTCTTCAAGGATGGCTTCATAGTCGCCGGTATCCTCTTGCAGACCTTTGCCGAAGACGGTTTGCCCGGCGATCTGGCACATGCCCACTGTGGTGATCTCGAACGGTTCTGAGACCTGATCACGGAAGACTTTGTGGTGGATGTTTTCCGCCAGATAGAAATCTGACGTCAGGGCAGGGTCGCTTTGCTCAATCGCCCAGATGCGCTGGCGGTTCTCATCGAACGGGTCGCCAGAGGTGCGGAAGTACTTGCCGCCAATGTTTGGCGCTTTGGTGCGCCATGCGTGGTTCAGGGGCGCATAACCGAACACAAGGTCCGGGTTGCCGTGTTCCACGTCCACATAGCGGTTCTGCACCACATCGACTTGCTCCGGGTCCAAATAATCACGCATAAAATTAAAAAGCGTGTTGGGATCGGCGCAGTAGAGGAACGGGTCTTAGACGCGTTCATAGAGTTGTTCCGGTACGATTTCGACCGTCACGAGGACAACGCCGCCAGTGTTCATTGCTGGCGTGCGAACCCGCAAATTCAACGTGGTTTCGCCGGTTGTTACGCTGTCCTCAAGGTTGGCGCTGTCTATAACGAAGCGCCGGTTGTAGCCGACCAGCGTGGACTTTTTCGCCAACAGGATAGGCTGTGCCATCTGGGCGTCAGGTACACGAATGCCCTGCATAAGCAGGTCAATGATATGGTCGTCTGTCAGCCCCTTCATTTGTGCCCGGATACATGCGAAGGCGGCTGTCTTCTTTGCCAACTCAATGTTGGCGAGCGAGAGCGTAATGCCCTGATCTGCCAATTCGGCATAGATCGCGGGGAAGCCGGTGTTGTCGCCATCCTCAACGATGAAGGGCAAAGCATCACCTGAACCGGGCGACGATCCGTCTTTCAATTCCCAGCCTTTCTTGGACTGGGTGCCAGTTGCGCCGGTCTCATAGAAGGTTTCAGTTGAAGCAGCGCCGCGCGCGCGCAGGCCGACGCCTTGGACCGGCAGAAGGGCGCTGTTGATGTTGAAATCAAGTTCACCATCCAGTGCGGCCTGATCGAAGTCAGGAACGATATGCGAAAACGCATTGTTTGACCAAGGGCAGGGCGCGAGCGTGTCATCAAGCTCTGTACGCTCTGTCAGGTTCTTGCTCATCGCCCGGTAGAGGAAGTTCGCATAAACGTTGTAGCTCGACAGGTACGACGTGTTGATCAGGTCGCCCGCTTTCGCGTGGATGCCGAGGGCTTTGTAGAATGCAGCGCTGGCGCTGTAAGCGTGGGTTGTGAAGTATTCAATCACGTCGCCGCCTTCTTTGTCGGCAATGCCTTCATAGGACCGGTTCATGCGGTCAAAAAAACCTTCGAAGCGTTCCATAACAAAGTGCGGCACAAAGATCGCCCATACGGTGACTTTGACGCCGTTCATGAGCATTTCAGGGGTTTCCATCATCTCAATCATGACGTTCAGGCTCATATCCTGAATGCGGTCTTCACGCAACAGATTGAAGCAGGTGACGGGGTGAATTTTCCCGGCGAATGCCGAGGTCACGCCGCGTATTTCCTGCGGACGCAGGGAGGTTTGGGTTTGCAAGGGTGCTATACGCACCGTTTCAACGAGGTTTTGCACTTTAATTTCCTTTCGTGCGTTTGGTGATGGTTTTGAAGAGTTTCGCAATGGACTTGCGACGTTTGGCGCAGGCGGTGCACTTTTTGCCCCGCTTGCTTTGCTGTCTGGCCCGGCGGGTCACTGGAACCAGCCCGTGGCTTGGTCCCACTTTTCCTTGGCGTAGTTTTTGAAGCTGCGCGGATTGCCATCTTTATCAAAGGCTTTGACGGCAAACTTAACGTTGCTCTTAGTGTCGCCGGTGATTTCCTCGACCAATGTATCGAAGGACTTTTGCCGGTTTGCTTTGTCGCCGTATGCCTTATAAACAGCATCGGCTTTTTCGCGCCCATATTTGGCCGCGATGGTGCGCAGGCGTCCCGAGTAGACGAAATCCGCAATAGACGTCGGTATGCCCGCCAATTCTTGCATGATGTCGCCGCCTCTGGCTTCCCAGATTTCGGCGTCTGCTAGGCGTGGGTGCGCGTAGACGTCGCCCCCAATAGGATAGGAGTTTGTCACGATACCGCGCCCGTTTTCCAGCTTAAGCGGTGCGCCAAGCGTTTCATTGGCGACAGTGTTAATCGCCGGTGCGCCGCGCAGCGGTGACTGTTTGTGCCGCCCGATATTGGCGGCTTCTGCTTTCAGCAGGTTGATTTTCAACCCGTCAAGCTCTGCTTGCTGGTTGAGTTGTTTGTATTGCCCGGCGGCGGTAATGCCGCCGGTCAGAGCATCGCGGATAAATGCCCGCGTGCTAAGTTTCGGGTCCGTAATGAACCCTTGTCCACCCGTTGCCCGCAGGGCGGTCAATGGGTTGAAGCCTGCCGCTAACGCGTTGTTGCGCAGGGCAACGAGGTCAGTCTGTGGACTTTTTTGCCTGCCGCCAATCAGCCCGGCCGCAAGCGGACCGGCGACTGATGCCAGCAGGTTTCCGCCGCCAGCCGACGTGGCGAAGCCCGCGAGCTTGCCGACGGCACTCGACCCGGCGAGCTTGCTGATGCCGCCGGTTATCTTTGAGAGGATTCCGCCCATGATTATTTTCTCCGACTGACATTAGATAGTGTCAGGTCGAAGGCAACGCCGAGCGCGGCGACAAGGCCGCTTTCAATGAGCGTTGCAATTTCT